GGAGCAGTTAGCACTTTTTATGACATCGTTACTGATGCTGGAAAGTGCGATAGACTTATAAAGACCGATCTTGGTCATGTTAATTTAATTAACCAACTATCAGATAAATATGGTAAACAAAGGGAGGAACACGAGGTTCTCCTCTTTGACCTACAACGTGAAAAACCCATTGTTAAAGAAACTTTGGGTATGCTCTTTGATCCTTCGAATATAGAGGGTAAATGGAGAGAGGCTTATGACATGCTTTTTAGTTATGCATGGTCTGAGTGTCCTCTGACAAAAACGGTGGGTTTAACAGAACCCTTCAAGGTCCGCGTAATCACTTGCGGTCCACCGGCTACCTACACGGTACTCCATTCTTTTCAAAAGTTTTTTTGGAAAAGACTCCGGAAATTTAGAGTTTTTAAACTCATCGGCGAAGTTATTACCGCCGAGAACGTCTTTGAATCAATGGGATATTTAGGCCCTAACGAAGAGTTCATTTCTGGTGACTATGTTGCCTCTACGGACAGACTTAAATCTTGGGTCTCAGAAACTTTAAATCACAGTATCTTTAATTGTTTAATTGAAAATTCAAAAGATGTTAACTGTGAATTCCTTTTGCAAGCCCGTGAGCTTTGTAAACGTGCCTTAACTGGTCACTTCATTGAAAATCCTATTTTTGGATTACCTTATGATAGCAAAACTGGAATTAAACAAGATCAATGGGAAGCTTATAATGATATTTTTTGTCTTCCCCAGAAAAACGGACAACTTATGGGTTCCATAATTTCCTTTATCTACCTATGCTTAGCTAATGCAGCTTTGTGTAGAGGTGCTTTAGAAATCTCCAACAATATGAAATACAGTCTTAAGACTGTTCCACTTATGGTTAATGGGGATGATTGTATTCTAAAGACCATGGTCTCTCGAGGGCGAATAGTTTGGGAGTCTGTCACTAAAATGGCAGGCCTCTCGAGCTCGATGGGGAAAACTTACTTCCATCGTGAATTCCTAGTTATGAATTCAGTTCACTTTGATTATAATCAACCCTCCTGGGAATCTGGTTCCCTTGCGAACCCCTTCGCGGAACGTAAATACGTTAATATTGGCCTTGTCTATGGACAACAAAGGTCGGGGGATCGGGGCAAAAAAGCCCATGTGCTCGGGGCACTACATCAGGAACTTAATAGAACCTGTCCAGTTGAGTACTGGAAACAAGCATCGAAACTCTTCGTTCTACGGAACAAAGAAGAGTTGGAGCGTTATAAGCTCCCATGGTATCTCCCAAATTGGTTGGGGGGCCTTGGCTTAAAGAGGCCTGATAATAAGGAC